CCAGGGTCCGCAGTCGGCTCCCCCCGTGTATCCCGAGGCAAGTGGACCGGGTCCTAGCACCACTGGGTTCGCTCCGTCGTTCAAGCCGAGCCTCCCGGCCATGACCTTCATGTTTCGCAACCTCCAGCTGTATGTTGCCTTCTTTGTGTCGACGTTTGTATTGTCCCTGGCTACGCCCCGTAACCTGCTGCTTCAGTATATCCCGTCGGCCTATACGTCGAATGGCGTGGTCAGCTATCAGGGTGCCGCGGTGATTGGTGGTGCGTCGGTGGTCCTCGCTCACTTTGTGAATGTCGTGATCACAAGCTTTCTCGGATAGTGTGGGAACAACACAATGCAGTGTCCGCCGGCGTGGGTCTATCCCCGTATTCTGCTCGGGGCCGGACATCAACTAACTCCTCTCTTTACTGCGAAACATAACATTACCCACGTGGTCAATTGTGCATTTGCCGATGATTGTCCAGAGTGGTGGAGAAAGAGACACGCCGGTCACTATGCCCAGCTGAATGCGGTCGATTCGATGGCCGTGCGAATTCTTGATTGGTATCCCGAGTTTGAAACATGGATGCGATTGTTCTTACGGTCGACGAATGGAACGGTCTTTGTTCACTGCAAGGCGGGTGTCAACCGGTCGGCGTTTTTGGTCTTGACGTTTGTGTGCAAGAACTTCGGCATTGATTTCCGAACGTTGCTGTCGGCTGTCCGAAAGCAGAGACCGATTGTCTGTGACAATTCTGCTTTCATGAAACAAGTAGAAGACGAACTATATGGACGTGTTCAGGGTCCGGAAAACACGGGAAGCGGACTCCACGTCGATGGGGACGCTTGATTCTCTTCACCAGGACATTGTATCGGGATTACGTGATGCAAAGACGCACGACGATGCACTCGAAGCCGAGCTGAATACGCTGCGTGGTCGCGTTGAGGCCTTGCGTGCGTCCAACGAGATTGCGGATGTTGTTACGTGTTCCGGGTGGGAATCGCGGATACGAGAGATTGAAGCCGAGTTGGCACAGGCGAATCCGATGGAGGACTATTACATGAAAAACATGGACATCCTCATGGAGTATTACAACCGCCCCGACGCAACCGCCCAGCCTGCACAGACGCCCAAGGACGCAACCACGTTCATGAAGTTCTTTGCGGTGTCAGGTCCGTCCGAATCAATCGGCGTATCAAAGAAGCAGATGTTTGACGAGTATGTCGCCCGTATGAAGCTCTCCAACAATCCGGAGGCCACGCAGCTGATGACGGAACACTGTGTGGGTTGCAACGTGGCCCGTGAGGAGATTAGCTCCGAAGGCATTCTCGTGTGTCCGAAGTGCGGGTCAGAGGAGTATTCGCTGGTGGTGTCTGATTTTCCTAGCTTCCGCGACCCGCCGAAGGAGCGGAACAATTACGCGTACAAGAAGATCAACCACCTCAACGAAATCCTGAACCAGTTTCAGGCCAAGGAGTCCACCATGATTCCGGAGGAGGTGATGAACGAGGTGGTGCTGGAGATCCGTAAGCGTCGCATCAACAACATTGCCGATCTGACGGAGAAGGAGATTCGTGAGATTCTGAAGAAGCTGGGGCGGTCGAAGTACTACGAGCATGCGGCTCATATTCTGTCGCGTCTGAACGGCAATCCACCGCCGACCATCACGCCGGAGATTGAGGAGAAGATTCGGGCCATGTTCCAGGAGATTCAGGCACCGTTTCTGCTGTACTGCCCCAACGACCGCACGAACTTCCTGAGCTACTCGTATATCCTGTACAAGTTCTTCGAGCTACTGGATCTGGATGAGTATAAGGTCTACTTCCCGCTGTTGAAGTCACGAGACCGCTTGATCGCCCACGACCATATATGGGCGAAGATCTGCGAGTATTTGAAGTGGGAGTTCATCAGATCTGTTTAGGTAAGGAACTCGCCATTGTTGATTTGAATAATGACGGCATCGCGTCGAGCCCTTGCCTCCTCGAGGGTCTTATAGTTTCCAAATCCCATCTGTTTTTTATTGCGTCTGAAATGAACCTGATAGCTATTGCGGTTAGCACACCACGAAATCCCATACATATCTTGTTCGTGACGTGAAGTATTCAACATATTACCTGTGTAGGAAGCCCATCGTAAGTTCTCGAGTCGGTTGTCGACGCGATCTCTATTGATATGATCTACGACTTTGAGATTCTCTGGGTTCTCGATGAATGCTTCTGCAATGAGTCTGTGCAGGTATTTCTTGATATATACCCTATTATTACATAAACGAAGGCTATAGTATCCATGTGGATCCAGGTACGGCTTCATAATCCTGCCCGTTGATCGGTTTCTCACGCGTCCTTGATTCGACACCTCGTAGTTTTCATGAGATGAATCCTTCCACTCCTCCATACATATGTATGGTGATTATCCTGTAAAGGAGTTTTTATACTGCCCAGTTTATTCGGAGCGTGTAATAATGGCAGTTCCTGCTTTCTGCGAGGAGCTTGAAACGAAGTTCCAATATGCAGTTAGAGAACTTCCCAAACTGCCCATTGAGATACGGATGAATGACGTTGTTAATGTGCCCTGGGAGGTATTGCAGTCGGAGATCAGGGGGGAGATACAGAAGGTCCATTTAAACCACATTAGCCATCCTGGTAATCCCAGAAACATGGCCGGTGGAATCTGGCGTTCAACATACGCCAAACTCCGCGATAACGCCAATATAGCCGGAGTCCCCCTCAACGACGAGTCCATGAAGGAGGGCAAGCCTCAAGAATACATGAAAAAGGTTGAGGTTTACGCTACCAAAGTTCACGATGCAAACAAAAAGGTGATTGAGTGTATCAATACACTACCACAAGCCAATCGAATCCGGCAGGAAGTGGGGGACTGGTCTATTCGACCTGGCGGGCCTGCTGCCAAACTAGCCAAGCAACGTTACATTGGAGATCAGCCGGGCGGCCGCCGTCGCAAGACCAAGAAGTCCAAGCGTCGCTCTCGGAAAACTCGTCGTAGCCGTAAGTAATGGCGTGCGAGGTCACGTGGCTTCAAAAGCGCGAAAACGGCGAGCAAATCGCAGACTTAGCCAAAATAGCGACAGAACAGCAGAAAGTGTTATCTCTTACACATCCGAACGCAGGGCCAGCGAAAGCTACGCGGAGTAATCTACCGATATTTCCGTTCGATACGATGATCACTCCGTGGGAGTCTAAGTTTGGAAACGACCCGGACTGGCATTTCGTCGCACAGGCTCCAGATGGTCGGATATGCGGTTGGCTGACCGCCCAGCTAAAGGGGAGCGAGGATAAACCTCCAAAGTATGTCTATCTCGCAGAAATCAGCACTCGTCGAATCCGGGATGACATATACGGTGGCGTAGGCAAGAAGCTGCACGACGCACTTGTGAAAACTGCGAGCGATAATGGCTACAATTTCATCTATCTGTATCCCGTGAATGCAACGGTTGCGGCAGTATACGAGAAATGGGGATACACTCCTTCTTACCAGAAAGCCGGTATCGCCCACCAGTTCTACGTGCTAAACCGGGGCCCAACTGAGGGCATACTACGCTCTCTCATCCTTCCAGACCAGGATGCAGCTCTGATGAATCGGGCACGTGGGATGTTTGGTAAGGCCATCGATCCGTTCCGACGAGCGATATTGGCCACCGGAGAAAATAAGGGAAACCTTGACAATCTACTGGTTGAGTTCGAACAGGAAAATGCAGATGCTGAACTTCTCGATCCCGACCCCAGTTCAGAAGAACTTGCAGAGATCGCTAGGACCGAAGCGGCTCGTTTGAAAGAGCAACGCAATCGATTATTGGAGCTTCTACAATCCATGCCGAAGCCGAAAGGCGGCTCCAAAACCGCCCGGAACACCCACCGTCTGCGGTTCTTCCGCAAACACCGCCTTTCAGTTCGCGGATACTCGCTGGGCGAACTGTCCAAAGTCTCCAACGTGTCCCGACCAATCCTTCAGCAGGTCTACGATCGTGGTATCGGTGCATACAAAACCAACCCCACCTCCGTGCGGATGAAGGGCACGTTCCGAAAGGGCGTGAAGGCTCCGTATTCCAAGAAGCTTAGCAAAGAGCAGTGGGCGATGGCCCGGGTCTACTCGTTCCTCGATGGAAACCCGAAGCACGACACAGACCTGCGGCGGAAAACTCGTAGGCGGCATAAGTAATGACTGGTGCAG